AACTTGTCTGCTGGCGGTGGTGGTGGCGCGGGTGGTTATTTAACTAGCACCGGTACGCTTTCTATTTACAACAGCTACGCTATTACAGTCGGTGCCGGTGGTGCTGGTTTTACAAGCCCTGCATTTAACGGAAGCAATTCATCCATTCAGACTATTGCTACTGCGATTGGTGGTGGCGGTGCTGGTGGTTACGTTGCTGACGATGTAGATGGTCAAGGCAGAACAGGTGGTTCTGGCGGCGGCGGTGGATATAACAGAGCTGGTGGTGCTGGCACAGTTGGGCAAGGTAATAACGGTGGTAGCGGCTCAACAGACGGTGGTGGTTCCGGCGGAGGTGCTGGTGCTGCAGGTGTTACTCCTCCTCTTTATGGTGGGGTTGGTGCCACAGGCGGTGCAGGCTTAGCTTCGTCTATCACAGGTACATCTGTTTATAGAGCAGGCGGCGGAGCAGGCGCGAACACAAATAGCCCCGGCACAGGCGGTATAGGTGGTGGTGGCAATCAAAGCACACCCGGAACAGCAAATACTGGAGGCGGTGGTGGTGGCTCATCAGGTGATACTGGCACACAAGGTGCTGCAGGCGGATCGGGTATTGTTGTAGTTTCTTATACAGGCAACCCAGTATTTGTTGGCGGTTCAATTTCATCCAACGGTTCAAATACAGTACACACATTCACTAGTTCAGGCACACTAGGACCGGGCTACGCTGTCGAATACCTAATTGTAGCTGGTGGTGGTAGCGGCGGATTTTACGGTAGCGGCGGCGGTGGTGCAGGTGGTTTGTTAACCAGCATTACATCGGTGGCTATTAATTCAACTTCTTACCCAGTTATTGTTGGTGCTGGTGGAAGCGGCGGTTATTCAAATGGCACAAACTCTTCGTTTAATTCGATTGTAGCAATTGGTGGTGGCGTTGGCGGAACAAACATATTCTTTGAACCGGGTGGAAGTTTTAGCGGATCTGCTGGTGGCTCAGGCGGTGGCGGTGGTTCTGCTAGCCCAGACTGGGTAGGCGGCGGCGGTGCTGGAACACCCGGACAAGGTAACGCTGGTGGTGCAGCGTTTAACCCAGAGTCTGGGTATGGTGGAGAAGGCGGCGGTGGCGGTGCAGGTGCTGCTGGTCAAGGTGGTTATAGCTATCACGGCGGAAATGGCGGCGCTGGTTTGTCTTCCGCAATTAACGGCACCACAACCTTCTACGCAGGGGGCGGCGGTGGTTACGGAAATACGGGCGGCAATGGCGGCATAGGTGGTGGTGGTTTTGGTGGAACAGCAGGAAGCGGTGGTGGCGGCACTGGAACTGCTAATACTGGCGGTGGTGGCGGTGGCGCTGGTTGGGCTGGTCGTGGCGCAGCAGGCGGCTCAGGCATTATTATTATCCGTTACCCCGGCCCACAGCGCGGTTCAGGTGGTGTCGTAACTACTTCTGGTGGTTACACAATCCATACATTTACAACATCAGGAACATACACATCATGATTATTGCTAAACAAGCGCAAGACCTAGACGGCGCAGTTGTTGAGGTTGCACATAAGGTAGAGATCCTTTGCCCGAACTGTGACCGCGATGTTGATGAGGCAGAGCTTGCAGCACAAGTCTGTTCTGATTGCGGGCATGACTTAACCCAGCCAAAGCAAAGCGTCGAGATCCATGCAACATCCATTCCAATGTTTGCAGTTACGTTCAATAAATAATGGTTACAGCAAAGAAACCAGTTGCTAAGACTGCCGTTAAGCGAGCAGTAGCGCGAAAGATTTCGGCAAAGCCTGTAGCAAAGGCAGCACCACGGGACATGACGGACAAGATTCTTGACCTCATTAAGTGGGTGGACAACCCGTTTAAACTTGTTTCCGTCATCCTGCTGTCTACGATTGCCTTTACCGGATACTTTGCATGGGACAGCCGTCAGGTCATTTTGGCTGCAATTAAGTCAAGTAACTCGATGCCACAGCTAAAGACGCATGATGAGCTTGTGCCTATTGCAAACAATCTTGTAAAAGACACACAAGCAGTGGGTTTGGTTATCAACAAAGTGAACCTTGCCACAAACTCACGCACGACTGTCTTAGCTATTGCTAATAACGAGCGTAACCACAAGCTAGAAGGCATCACAGTATCGTTGTTTAACGAGTCCCCAGCACGAAACGCTGACGTTGTATCTATGCTAAATAACGAGATAGCCTGTAAGCCGTTTGAGTCATCAAGTCCTGTGGGTGAGTGGGCAAAATCTCAAGGCGTGACGTATATGTGTCGTGGGTCAATACCCAATGAAATCGGTAAATTTGCAGGATATGTTGCTGTAGGGTTCAAAGCAGAACCACGGGACTTAACATCCGTTAAGACTCGAATCATATTAGCCGCATCGGAGATGGACAAATGAAAGCAAAATGGGAAGCATTTAAGGTTTGGTGTAGCGCCAAGTGGACAGCAACTAAAGCATGGTTTTCAAACGTGAGGTTCTAATATGTTACCGATAATGGATATCCTAAGCATTGGCTCAAAGATTATCGACAAGATATTTCCAGATGCTAACGCCGCAGAAGCCGCCAAACTAAAGCTACTAGAGCTACAACAGTCAGGTCAGCTTGCACAGCTTAATGCTGATATGCAAGAGCAACAAGAGCTTACCAAGCGCCACACAGTGGACATGGCGTCAGACTCTTGGCTATCGAAGAACATTCGCCCTATGACCCTTCTTATCATTCTGGGTGGCTACTTTACCTTTGCGATGATGTCGGCGTTCGACATGGACACCCACAAGCAGTATGTTGAGCTGCTCGGTCAGTGGGGCATCATAATTATGAGCTTCTACTTTGGTGGCAGGACGGTAGAGAAGGTTGCAGATATGGTTGAGAAACGTAAAGTAAAGGAAAGCGAAAATGGCAGCAAGTAATTGGAAGCAAGCGTTTGAGCAGATGCTGGCGAGCGAGGGAGGCTACGTTAACCACCCATCCGATCCCGGAGGACGGACAAACCTTGGAGTTACTCAAAAAGTCTGGGAAGAATGGGTTGGTCGCGAGTCCAACGAGAAAGAAATGCGTAGCCTGACCCCTGAGATGGTGGAGCCGCTCTACAAGCGCAAGTTCTGGGATGCCTGCAAGTGCGACGAGATGCCATCGGGTATTGATTACTTGGTCTTTGACTTTGCTGTAAACGCTGGCCCCGGTCGTAGCGCTAAGATTCTGCAGACTGCTGTTGGTGTAACGCCTGATGGTGGCATTGGACCTATGACGTTAGCTGCTGTGAACTCGTTTTCCGAAGCCGAGCTTGTCGAGAAGTTCAGCCAAGCCAAGGAAGACTTCTATCGCAGTTTAAACACCTTCGAGACGTTTGGTAAAGGCTGGCTCAACCGCGTCGCTGCAGTTAAAATCAAAGCAACTTCCATGCTTGGATAACTATTATGCCGTTACAGAAACTTACCTTCCGCCCCGGTGTTAACCGCGAAGGCACCGATTACGCCAACGAAGGCGGTTGGTATGACTGTGACAAGATCCGTTTTCGCTCGGGCTTTCCTGAGAAGATTGGTGGCTGGATCCGTGCGTCGAACTTCACCTATGACGGCGTTGCCCGCTCGTTGTGGAACTGGATCGACCTAGATGGCACGAACTACCTAGGCGTTGGCACGAACCTTAAGTACTACATCGAGAAGGGTGGCTTCTATTACGACGTTACCCCAATTCGCAAGACTGTTAACCCTATGGCTAACAACCCGTTTGCCAGCGCCTTTAGTACGCTGAACGGCGGAATCAGTGCTACAGCCACAACCATTACCGTTGCTGATGCTACGTCTTTCCCAAACTCAGGCGGGATCATTAAGATCGACAGCGAAGAGATGGTGTACAACGGGGTGTCTAGTAACACCTTGACAGGCGTGGTGCGTGGATATAATGGTACGACTGCTGCAACGCACAATACCGGAGCTAACGTAGGCTGCGCAACGATTACGGTCACAGACATTTCCAACGGTGTTATTCAGAACGACTTTGTAACCTTTAGTGGTGCTACGGCTTTCGCTGGTTTTGCTGCAGGCGATATCAATGGTGAGCATCAGGTATATAGAACAATCAACTCTACTAAATACACGTTCAATGTGGACGGCGTGTTCTCAACTAGCCAAGCTTCGGGCGGCGGTGCTGCAGTTATTGCTGTGTACCAAATTAATACTGGGCTAGATGTCTACGTGATCGGTACTGGATGGGGTGCTGGTGTATGGCCTGTGCCTACCGTTCGTACGCTTACGGGCGCGTTTACTACTACATCAGGCAGCGGCACGGTAACGGTTGCTGATACGGCTCATGGTCTTACGACAGGTCAGATTGTTCGCTTTACTGGTTCTACTGCTGTTGGTGGTTTGTCTGCCGCTTTACTAGACCGCAGCTTTAGTATTACCTATGTCAACGCCAACTCGTACACTATTGCAATGGGTAACGACGGATACGGCACTGCAATTACTGCCTCATCTAGTGCGACAGGTGGTGGCACAGTAACCGCTTACTATCAAGTAGGCACCCGTGGATGGGGGCAAGCATCTATTACGACAGGCGTGGGTCAACAGTTGCGACTCTGGTCGAACGACAACTTTGGTCAGAACTTGGTCATTGCACCTAGGAACGGTGCTGTTTACTACTGGCTAGACAATACAGGCGTAAGCGCCCGTGCTGAGCTGCTGTCCGTGCTTTCTACCGCTGCTGGGTTCAGTGGGCAGTTTGTACCGAACCAGACGCTTGAGGTGTCAGCTTCTTCTATCCAACGGTTTGTGATTTGTTTTGGTGCCAACCCGTACGATCCAACAGACCCTGATACCACGTTTGATCCTATGCTTGTGCGCTGGTCAGACCAAGAGAATCCGTATCAATGGGTGCCGGACATCACTAACCAAGCAGGTGAATTCCGTCTGTCGAGTGGCTCAACAATCGTGACCAGCATCAACACCCGTCAGGAAATCCTGATCTGGACAGATTCGGCGTTGTACACCATGCAGTACTTGGGACCGCCCTACGTCTACAAGTTTGATATTTTGATGGACAACATCTCCATCATCTCGCCGAACTCCGCCATTACGATCAACAACATCACGTACTGGATGGGCGACGGTAAGTTCTACCAATACTCCGGTCGTGTTGAAACACTGCCTTGTTCGTTGCGCCAATATATCTTTAACGATATAAACAAGGATCAGTCGTATCAGATCTTTGCAGGCAGCAATGAGGGTTACAACGAGGTTTGGTGGTTCTACTGCTCAACCAACTCGAACGTTGTGGATAAGTACGTGATCTATAACTACCTCGATAAGGTCTGGTACTACGGCTCGATGGCTCGGACTGCTTGGCTTGATTCAGGTATCCGTCAGTTCCCAATGGCTGCTGACTACAACGAGCGCATCTTGTTCCATGAATCCAACGTTGATGACGTAGCAGGGTTATCCCCTATACCGATTAATGCTTACATCCAGTCGTCTGACTTTGACATTGGTGACGGGCATAACTTTGGGTTTGTGTGGCGTATCCTGCCTGACATTAACTTCAACGGTTCAAACGTAAACCAGCCCTATGTCACGATGACCATTAAGCCACGGCAGAACTCTGGTGCGCCGTACGGTTCTTCAGCCAACCCGCGAGTCCAAAGCGATGATAACTACGCCGCATCCCGTGCGTACAACATCCAAGAGTTTGACGGTCAGGTGTACACCCGCCTGCGGGGACGACAGATGGCATTTAGGGTTGAGTCAACTGAATTGGGTGTCTCATGGCAGCTAGGCACCCCACGAATCGACATCAGAAATGATGGCAGACGCTAATGGCAACTGAACCAAAAACTGGCGTTCTATTAGCCCCCAAAGCACCGAACCTGCCGATTGCGCCGGGGGAGTACGAGGCTCGTTTCCACGAACAGTTTACGAACATTCTGCGTCTGTACTTCAATTCGATTGATAACTTCACGGGCGCGTTAAGTAGTACATCAGGTGGTGGTAGCCTGCAATTCCCGTATATTGCTGCCGAAGATAATGGTGAGCAGTATGCAACAGGCGATAACATTCCAACGGTTGTGACTTGGGATACGCTTGT